TTAGCTTTCTGAGGCTTCCTATATTGCGTATAGATACAGGTTTTAATGGGTTACCTAGTTTCACTAGTCTAATTGTAAAATACCAGCTTTGCTTAATTCGCTTTTAAACTCTTCATCATCTAACACACCTTTAGCGTATAAATCAGATAGACGTGTGTATGCTGATTGTTTAATTGCCTCCTCTTCTTGCTCGTTAGTTTCTGCAAGCTGTGGGAATTTAATATCAAACCATGCAGGAACAGGTAATTTAGCTTTTTGAAAGCAAGCAGTCATTACTTGTTTGATTACAGGTTTTAAAGGATTTTGTATCGCACTTCTTAGGTAACTATTATAGTTGTCATTCTCATGTTGTTTAGTAGCCCACCCTGCTTGTTGCTCTCCATATAATTTGCTCATCGGCATTCTTAGAGCAGCAGCCATATCTAACCGTATTTCCCTGAGCATTTCAGCAAGCCCTGCAAAGTTTAACTGCTTCTGGTCAAACTTGTCTTTGCCATCTAACATCATCAAACTAGAATAGTCTTTTATCTGGTTAGTTAGTTGTGCTAGTTTAGCCATGTTGGCTGTTCCATCGCTTGTGATTAGTTGCTCTCTGTAGCCTTCAATATTCAATATTGAGATTTTAGCTTCGTCCAATATTTCATAGATTACATTTCTAGCTTTAATATGTCTGTTTAGCACTTCTAATATTTGCTCTACAATGCTTGAACCCCATCCACGCAAATATAACCAGCTAGTTCTATCAAGCGTGTTTTTATTTTTAAACGGCGTTAGTCTTTCAAAACTGCACTCCCTGCTCACATCGTTAAATACATGTAGCCAGAAGTTTTTTACATTTGAATTGTACTCTAGTGTTAAATCTTTGGTTATTGTATCACCTAGTCCTATTTGCTTAGTGTTAATCCGCCAGCGGTCAACAACTAAACAACTTAGATTGCTTTTAGGTGTAATCACAGGAGCAGTAGTTAAGTCTTGATTGCCATCTAGCAAGATTAAACCAGCACCGCCATATAACCTTGAGTATTTAGCAAGTTTGCCAATATTATCTAAACCTATAAATTCATGGAATACATCCATAGCTTGCTGAATATCGTCTGCATCTAGTTCGTCAGATATAACATCAAAGCCTTTGGATAATGCATCGTCTACAGGTAAATCTATTGCAGTCTGTATAATATTAAAGCTATTGTAGTAGTTTTCTAGATTAGGATATTCTAAAGTAATCTGTGGAGGGTGTGCTTCAATATTAGCATTTTTTGTTTGATAATTTTTACTTGCTGCAATCTGCGTTTGTAAATCAGTTAATCTGTTCTCTACTAGATTTTTAGTTTTAACAGCATCCTTTTTAGTTATAATCTTTTTTGTTGTAGTCATTTGTTATACGTACATAGACAAAGGTATAGTTGTTTGCTGTCTGCCTTCCGCAATATTTACAGCATCTATCAGTGTGTCTACTATATCATCATTTGTTGGTTGTTGGAAATCTCTTTGTATAGCAGTGCATTCGTTGATTATATCATTACTCATTTGTTTATTAAAAGAAGGTAAACAGACACGACCGCTAGCAATATAATCTAGTACCCCTTGCAATCTCTCCCCTTTGTCTGTATTGCGTGGAACAGGTATAACAGGGATTCTTGAGTTTCTTTTCAATGTTTGTATTAATCCAGTACCGCTAGCTTTGTCTTCAATATAAAAACCGCTTAATATGCAAGCCTCAAAGAAGCTAGTCCATTTATCATAGACTTTTTGTGCTTGCTCTATCAACTCAGGAGCTTCCCATTTACCACGCACCATATCTAGCCATAGTAAATCTGTATCTGTTACACCCCACACGCTAAATACACTATAATCGTTATGTTGCTTAACTTTCATTGCTGTATCTGCTGTTACAAATAGCCTTTTAATTTTAGAGGGGTATTCATCGTAATGATTAAAGTATTGGCGTTTGATTACTTTACCGCCCATGCTCATCAATTCACCTTCCCAGATATGAAGGTAATCCTCATATAAGAGCTTTTTGCATAGCTCCATTTCTTCACGCAATGTTGCATTAAAAAATGGATTATCTGTGTAATTGAATTTTTTAAGTATGCAGTTGTCAGGTGTGTTTAAAATAAATCTTTGATATGTGGCGTCAGTTTCAAAGCGTGGATTAAATGTTACCCATATTTCCGAGTTATCTTTCCTGATTGTAGGTATAAGCAAATCCCATGATTCTTTGGTAATGTTTGCAGCCTCTTCACACCATACAATATCTACACCCTCCATACTTTTAATCTCTGTGGGATTGTTTCGTAACCCTGCAAAGATAAACTCGCTACCATTCAAACAGCGTATAGTTGTTGTTTGTATCTGAAATAAATGCTCTAGGCTATGGTCTATAATAATATCAGCTAACAACTTTAGCACTGAATCCTTGATAGATTTTTGTAGCTCACGTGTACACAATATACGTAATTGCTTTTGTGTAGCCATAACAATTAAAGCTCTTGCTACTTGGTGACTTTTACCTGAACCACGACCACCGTATAAAACCTTATATCTGCAAGGCGTGTCTATTAAAAAATGATAGTCTTCTATAAAGTCCATATTGTAACAATTACAAAAAAGCTATTTTATACACCACTGGAAGCATTTAAACTAAAGTATTGATATACTTAGCTTTCTTTATCGTCTGTTTTTGTAACATCTTTAGATTTTACCATGTTAAGAGTTAATACAGAACCTTGTTCGTGGGTATTATGTTGCTGTATCTCTTGTTTAGGCTTCCCATACACTCTATCTTTCACAGCATTGTATGCTTGTGTGTCTTTAGATTCTATCGCCTTATTTACCTGCATAAAGTCCATTGCTGCTTCTAAAGTTATATCTTTAGCATCTAACCCATACGCTTTGGCTATTTTACTAGCAACTTTCTCATTGAGTTTTAATTCTAATATGTCTTGCAATATAAGTTTGCGTTGCTTTTTTTCACGCCTAGCCTTCACGCTTTCAATACCACCTTTACTAGTTTGCTTCCGGAGTTCTTCCGGAGTTCTTTCTGAGTTAGGTATTAAATTTTCATGCCCTTTATTTGTCATAGCTTACCCCTGCTCTATGTATATTCTGCATTTGAATGATATCGTGCCATGCGATTATAAGCCTTTTGTGCAAGCTCGTTTAGATAAGTTACTTTCTCTTTGAGTTCATTGGGGATGGGCTTATAGCACCATTTATCATTCGTATAGCAGTATACACAACACTTATCAGTATCTATGTATAATTCTGAATTAATGTATAGCAACGCGTTGTTGTAGTTGAGGTCGCTATCAACGACATACTTAATTGCTTCTATTTCATTATTGTAGAATGCGTCTAAATCCGTGGCATCTGTTAAAGATTTATTAACAACAATGTATGCTAAATCACGCATCTCAATATCAACAATTTTGCTAGCATCTACTGTTGATTGGTGCAGGTCGTTTAGTTGAATCATTATATCTCCATTATTTGTTGTTATGCCATAATTATAATATCTACTACTCTAATTGTCAATATTAAAGTAGTAGATATTGGCTTATTTATACAATTATAGCTAATCCTAAACCGCCATTGCTCTCAACACCTTTACAAACATCATGCTTTTTTACTAGCCAATCAAGAGAACGTGCTATTTTGTTTAGCTGGCAAAAGTCTTCAAACTCAATTTCAAAATTTATAAATCTACGTCTAGATGCATAGCATTGTTTAATTATATCTTTTTTAACAGTATAAAAAACTCTAGGCAATTCGTAATTGTACATGCTTAAAACTGATTCTAATCTAGCAATTACAGATAATTGCTTTTTTGTCATTTTCATTTTTTTATCTCCATTTTCTATAAATAAGGGCTATTCCCTTTCAATACTTATAATATATATAAGTGCGTTTTAATTGTCAATACTTTTATACTATTAATTTGTGAATTTATTTACAGCTTTTACGCCAAAAAATTTAAATTGCTGTTTAATTTCATCACAAAGTTTCTGCTCTCGCTCAATAAGTACGCAATCATAATCTAGCTCAAACGCTGCTAATGCTGTTGTTCCACTTCCTGCAAAAATATCTCCAATCAATTTCACATCAAAACAACCAATAATATCAATTAATGCTTGTGTGTTCTTTGCGTATCCTAATTGCTTCATTCTCTCACGTGAAGCACGAATAATCGTGGGGAAGTATCCTTTATTATCAAATGTATCCGACCTCTGCCGCTTTTTTCTATTAAATAATGATTTAGCGTTGTTACGTGTCATGTAAACGCAAATTGAATGTGTGTAATTCGGTTGCTTAATGCTCTTTGATTTTTTGGGTACAACATGGTCTAACACAATATCAAAGTTTAGCTTCCAGTTTGAGTTGCTACAAAATTCTAATAGTTGTCGCATTGTCGTAATCAGCAATAAATGATTACATCTTTGCTTATCAATTATACCTGCCAGCTCATTTCCAAGCATGTCAAAAGGTGGGTCTGTAACAAGTAAATCGCATGTAATGCTTTGATTATTTGCATCATCATTTATTACACATAGCTTCATTAAACACCCTCCAGCATTTTTTTGCGTTTGTTTTTTTTATGTCTGCAATATTAAAATGTGTCGCCCAAAATTGCATATTGTTATATTTGAAAAAAAATTTTTCTGCTTGTTTGCGTGTGATTCGCTCTTTGATATTATCAAAAAACCATCTCGCTATTTTGTTTGTCATTTCCGCTGCTTTGCCACCTACCACTTTGAAATAACGTATCTCATCTAGAACAACGCTTGAAGCAATCGCATTATCTCTTAATTGTTGTGCTGCTCTCGTTCTGTGAAGTTCAACAAGATTATAATCAATATGTTCTACACTACGCAGACTGACATCATTACTTATTAGTGATGCTTTGCACTCTTTGCATTGCTCATTCCATGCTTGTGTTAATGCTCCGCATTCATTACAAGCTATTAAGTTTGATTTTTCGTTAGTAAAAACGCCATCTAAACTCCATGTAATATGCCTGTCTGGCAATCCATGCTTTTTAATGTTGTCAGCGTGGTCAATAATG